GCGGCGTGTCGGCTCAGTACCGAGTACAGCGTGATGCCTATCACACCACTGGCTCGTTCCCGAACCTATTACTCGATGCAGCCAACAAAACCTTGCTGGCCGCTTACGAAGAAGCGACCTACACTTGGTCCATCTGGGCTCGTCAAGCCGCATCGGTCGATGACTTCAAACCGATCAACCGTATTCGCTTAGGCGAATCGCCAGACCTCGAAGCGATTCCAGAAGGTGCTCCGTATCCTGAAGGTGCGATGGCTGATGCGAAGACATCGTATTTTGTGCAGAAGTACGGCAAGCAGTTTACCGTATCGTGGGAAACCGTCATCAACGATGACCTCGACGCACTCAGCCGAATTCCAGCAATGCACGGTAACGCAGCTCGTCGCCTTCAAAACAAGAAGGTTTACGAAGTGCTTACCAGCAACCCGACGATGAGCGACGGACAGGCGCTATTCTCTGCTTCGCACGGATCGGGCAGCAACGTATCAGGCGGTGCCGGTGCACCTGCTGTTGCTACGCTCAACACTGGCTATCAGCAGATGATGCTTCAGAAGGGCATCAACAGCGATGCAATCCTTGGCCTAACGCCATCGTTTTTGATCGTGCCGCCTGGCTACTCGGCGACCGCCTTGGAGATCGTCAATAGCCAAAGCTACAACGCAGCCAACAACAACGAAGGTGTGGTTAACATCTACGGTGTGAATGGCGTGCGTCCACTACAGGTCGTTGTTGAGCCGATCTTGCACGCAGCCTCGACGACCAACTGGTATTTGGCTGCCAACACGAACCAAGTCGATACCGTGGAGCTTGCGTTCTTGTCGGGTGAAGAGTCGCCGGTTTTGACCAGCGAACAAGACTTTGATATCGATTGCTACAAGTACAACGTGCGTCAAACGTTCGGCGTGGCCGCAATCGACTGGCGTGGGCTGTTCCGCAACTCTGCTTGATCTTGATTTGAGATGACCCCTAGCTCCATTGTGGGCTAGGGTTTTCCCCTAAAACAAAACGACTTTGGAGATTTTCAATATGGCCGGTATGCAAGATTTTGAGATTTTTTCTGATGACTTCAATGGAGCGGTGGCAACCTTCCCAACGTCTGCCGATCCAGCAACCGCTTGGCTAGTCGACGACGTTTCCGCAACTGGAACACCAGTCTACACCAAGGGAACCAGTGAAGCGACGCTGACGCTGAACAACGACAGCGATGTGGTTGTTGTTGCGTTGCACTTCAATGATGCGCTCGATTTCGATATCGACGACATTCAGCGTGTCACCATGCGAGTCAAGATTGGAGCCGCAACGTTTACAAGCGGTTCGATTTTGTGCTTCGGTGTTGGCTCGGCACGCAACGACACAGCGAACAGCGTTGCGGCAAACGCTTGGTTTCGCATGGAAGGCGCAAACAGCACGACGCTAGTTTATGCCGAGACCGACGACGGGACTCGCGACGTTGACGACATTTCCACCGGCGTCACGCTCGGCACGACCTACAAAGATTTCGTGATTGACTTCACTGGCGGAAAATCGAACGTCAAGTTTTACATCGATGGCGTTCGCGTTTGTGCATCGCAGACCTTTGATATGTCGGCCTATAGCTCCGGCTTGCAACCGATCATTCAGATCCAAAAGGCTGCGAACACAAATGCCGACAGCGTGGTTGTTGATTACATCGAAATCATTTCACATCGTGGTTGATTATGACACTCCGCCAGATGATCGAAGATGATGCTGCAAAACTTGTATCGACGAGTGATTTCGGTGAATCGGTCGTGTACCGAACTCGAAATAACATCGCACGAACAATAAGTGCAGTCGTTTTTCGGCAACTGGCGGAACTCATAAGCGAAGACGAAAATCGGTCGGTGACAGTGTTCGAGGCGCACGTTGTAAACAACAGCACGCTTGGCATTGCATCGACCGAAATTGACCTCGGCGGCGACACGCTTGACATTGCCGAGCGAGTCGACAAGACAGCCAGACCGAGAGCCATTGTGCAGATTCAAGAGCAGGACGAAGGGATGCTTGTACTGAGATGCCAGTAGCAGAGCCAGATATTGTCGAAATTCTCGAAACGATCGAAGAACGACTCAGCCATCTTTTGGCCGAAGAGATCGTGATTCCAAGTCGCGAGAATTACGACGATGGCGATATTGGCATTCCGCAGAGTCCGAAGGATAAGCAGATCGTTGTTAGCCTTGGAGATTGCACACGCATACCGGAGTTGGACTTGCCAGGAAATCCTCCGAGGGAATGCTGGGAAATCGACTACCGAATCCGATTACGGCTGATGCCAAGCGAAACCGATCAAGAGTCGATTGACAAGAAACTGATTCGTTTCGTGCGTGACGTTCGGCGTGCGATCACAGGTGCAACGGCCTACGATCCAGAGTGGTACACGTTCGGCGGCGAAGCGATTGATGCGGCGTGGGGATCAACGATGCAGCGATTGATACACGACGGCACAAGTCAAAGCGATGGCTATGTGTTGTCGCTGCTTGTTCGGATTCGTGTGGCTCCAGGTGCCTTATGATTTCGATGAACATTCAGGCCAAAATCGGAGAACTGGAAAAGGCACTCGGAGAGGATACACCGAAAAAACTCAAGCGTGAAATCAAGATCGCACTAAACGCAGCCGCGAAAAAAACAGAATCGTTGCTGGCGAAAGAGATCTACAAAGAGATCATGGTTTCGCAGAAGGCAATCAAGAAAGACATAAAACAAGTTGATAAAGCTACAGAAGACAAGCTAACCGCAAAAGTTCGGCAAAAAGAAAACGCAAGACTTTCGCTGAAGGAATTTCGGCCACGGCAAAACAAAAAAGGCGTTCGCTATCGAGTCAGTCGAAAATCGGGCGGCAAGTTTATCGCAGGAGCGTTTATTTCCGAAGCACTTGGCGGACACGTTTACAAAAGAGTCGGCAAAGCGAGAAAGCCGATTGATAAAAAAGATGGTGTATCGCCTTGGGGCGTAACGGTCGTGAACAACCTCGACAAGCTCATTGTGGAGCGAGATATCGAGCCAACGCTAATCAAGCAGATTGAGCGACGAATCCGAGCAGTCAATTTCAAGAAATCGCAAGGGTAAAAATAGATGCCACTACTGAAAAAAATTCGTACGCTTGCCGCGAAGATCGAAGCGACGCCAGGAACTGCTGAATCACTAACGGCCTCGGAAGGTGTTTTCAACGCTTACGATATTATGCTTCAGCCATCGATTGCAATGACGGATCGCGAGGGTAGCGGCTCATTTAATTACTTGACTGCAATCACCGAAGGCCAAACGGCCACGGTAACATTCCGAACCGATCTTGCTTGGGATGGAACCGCAACCGAGCCAACGATTTTTTCGGTACTCATGCCAGCGTGCGGCTGGACTGAAACAACGAACGTCTGGAAACCACGAAGTGAGGCACCAGGCACGAACGTCAAAACGCTGACGCTTGGCGTGTACGTCGATGGCCTGCTCAAGACGATCAAAGGTGCAGTAGGCACTTGGGTCATGACATTGCCGACGGGCCGGATGATTACGATCGAGTGGACGTTTACCGGCGTTTACGTTGAGCCAACATCGACAGCGATCATCGCACCGACGTACCCGACGACGAATCCACTAAAGTTCACGTCGGCTGCCGCTTGCACGTTTAATAGCGTGGCATTGCCGGTCGAGCAAATCACGATTACCGCAGGCAACGAGGTTATCATGCTTGAAGATCCGACGCAGGCCAGCGGATTCATTCACGGCATCATCGTCGATCGTCGGCCAACGATACAAGCAAATCCTGAATCTGTTCTGGTTGCGACGCAAAACCGGCACAATATCTGGACCACCTACACGCCGTACGCGATTCAGATTACGCTCGACGGTCCTTCTACCTCGACGCTAGGAATTGCTGCACCGAAAGCACAGATTCTCAATATCCAAGAAGCGGACCGCAATCGCGTTGTGGTGGATGATATTGAGTTCTTGTGCACGAAAAACGGCGCAACGCAAAACGAAGAATTGTATTTTACCTTCACACCGACCTAAGAGGGTTTATGGGCTTTTTACGACCCGGCGAAGAATACGATATCGAGTCGACGATTGGACCGATCACATGCAAAGCGCTCAGTTTTCAGCAACAGCGCGAATTGATTCGGATTGTCAAAAATCTGCAAACGAACACCGACCCAGAAGAGGCGATGAACCTCGTTGAGAAAATCCTTGAGAAAGCGATTGTGCGTTGGTCGATTGGCGAAGCGTTTTCAGTGGCTCTATTGCTTGAAAAGATTAGTTTCCAAGAGGCGATGGACATTGGAAAGAAGATCACCGAAGGCGGCAAGCTCTCGGAGATAGAAAGAAAAAAGTCAGAATAGCGGCATTGCTTTCGCGTGGCGAGCTCTGCCGAGGTTGCGGGAAAACGTGCTACGAAATATCGACACCAAGCCAGCGAATCGAAATCGAGGATAGTGACGATCCAAGCAGCGTGTGGACGCTTGCAGAATGTCCACGACGATTCGTACAGGAAATAGTTGACGAAGTGAATCTGGCACAGCTTGCCGACAATCACCTACCAGCGACAGGCGGCGTACTGGATCAGTCGGCATGGTGGGTCGAATTGTGGCTAGCGTTCCGCAGTGATTGCAGTCAGATTGACCAAGACAGAATAGAGCGAGAAAGACGGCATGGCTGACGTAAACATAGTTATCGGCGCTCAAGACATGGCATCTGGTGTCATGAAGAATATCGCAGCGCAAACCAAGATAATGCGTCTTAGTGTTGAAAAGATGGCTGATGGTGTGGTTACTGCCACAAGGTCGATGACAGCAGCATTCAGCGGTCTATACACAACACTTGGTCCGTTGCTTGCGGTTGTCTTAAGCATGCAGGCCGCATTTGCGATATTTCGATTTGGCGCAGCTTCTATTCAGGAATTTATTGCCGCAGGAACGCCAGCAGGCGTGGAGCTAAAAGAATCGCTCGATCTTGCTAATGTCGCGCTCAGAAACATGATGGTTGTTATCGGGTCTGTACTGGCTCCAGCGGTGCAAGTTGCAGCAGAAATTTTTATGGTGCTTGTGCAGGTCATTGCACAATCGCTTTCGCCAGCGGTTGGTGGGATGCAAGCTATCTTCGAGTCGCTGGCACCGTACATTGAAGCATTCAAGGTCGGAATTGTTGTTGCGGTGACGACTGCCGAGGTTGCGTTTAAGAATCTGGGGCCGATCGTACAGTTTGCATTGTCGGCGTTGCAACTTAAATTTCTCGGAATGGCCGAAGACGCAAAGCACACATTTACGGTCGTGATACCGTCCTATATCAAGTGGTTCGGCGAGAACGCCTATAATCTCGTGCGTGATGCAGCGGTTGGCATGGCTACAGTGCTAACAAATTTTGGAAAGAACCTCGGCGAGTTCGGCGCTGCAATCTATATGTGGGTTTCAGGTGGCATGAAGGGCGGACTCGATGGGCTAATGAACCAACTCGGCCAGACAATGATGGTCGGACTTGCGGACGGTTTTGAGGCACAGACGCAGGCATTGCCAGAGATCGCAGCGAGAAAACTGACGGAATCAGAGCAAGCATTGATTATGCAGATGAATACGATCGGGACGAATGTCGGCAATGAATTTACCTCGACACTGCGTGATCGCATGTCGGCGCTACGAGCTCCTGGTCTGCCATCAGTGGAGCAAAAGAAGGAAGAAGAGAAGCAGAAGAAAGCCACTGAAGGATTAGCAAAGGTCGCAGAGGCTCAGGCGTCGATTGCACAGCAGTTAACCGCCAGCGAATCGCGACTACTAACGCGCGGACCTAGTGAAGGCCCGATGCAGTCGGTTGCGCAAGCCTCGCAAAAAACCGCAGAGGCAGCCGAGAAAACCAGCCAGTCGAGTGATCGAATGGTTGAACTGCTTGAGCAGTTGCTTGCACGCAACTTTATCGTGGCGGAGGCTGTCTAATGCCAGTCGATAGCGTAACGCGCATGTGGTCGAGGTTCGGTAGCAGCTTAACTCGACAAGAAAAAAAGAAGGCTCGCACGATCCGCGATTCATATCAAGTGGTTCATACTGCCGATACCGATCCGGGCGAGATCGAAGCAGCCGCAGGGATTCCGCGAATCGGCGATAACTATCCCGGCCTGATCTATGTTTATTGCGATTCGATTGAGCTATCGCCAGTGTCACCGATCTTTACTATCGTTAGCGTGTCCTACAAAGGCGAGATCGGCCCGGCAGGTGATGAGGATTCGCCACTCAATGCACCGCCGGAAATATCGTGGAGCGACACAGAGACCGACGAGCCAACCGACGAGGATATCAACGGAAAACCGATTGTGAACGTCAACGGCGAACCGATCGATGGTGTGACAATGAAGATTGCCGATAACATCGTCACGATCAAGCGAAACTTCCTCACGTTCAATCCGTATGTGACAGGCTTGTATCGTCACAGCGTATCGTCGGATTCGTTTTTAGGTTATCCGCCAGGAACGGCTCGATTGATTCGCTACAGTGCGAAAAATACGTTCTACAACGACAACCAATCCTACTGGGAAGTTACCGGCTCGATTCAGTTTCGGTTAGGCATTCGCACGACAGACGACAAAGCATGGTACAAGCGAATCCGCAATGAGGGCTTTTACGAAAAAGTCACCGATTCGTTTTCGTCGCAGCAAATCATTGTGCAAGCCACAGACGGCAACGGAAAGCCGGTCACGAAACCGGTGCTACTGAAAGCCGATGGCACTCGCGAGACGAATCCCGATAACGCACACTGGCTTGAGTTCCAGGTTTATCGTTCACTTCCATACCAAGGGCTAGGGTTAATCTGATGGCTGATTTATCGATAACAGCAGCGAACGTCAAAGCAGGTTCCGCATCGACGCGCGTGCAGCTTGTGCAAGCAGGCGAGGCAATCGACCAAGGCGAACCGGCGTATCTCGCAAGCGATGGCAAGTATTACCAGACCGACGCAAACGATACCGCAGTTAAGGCACAGGCGAAAGGAATAGCAATCACGCCAGCGTCAACCGATGGTTACTTTCTGTTAACAGTCGATGGATTGGTAAATCTAGGCGCAACATTGGCGGTTGGTCAAATCTATGTTTGCTCGGCAACGAAAGGCGGCATTGCACCGTATGCTGATTTGACAACCAATGATTTTGTGACGATCCTCGGTGTCGCTACAACAACGGCACTGCTCGACATTAACTTGCTCGTGAGTGGAGTGCAGAAACCGTAATGACTCGCGTTGGTGTTTTTGCATCGCCAGATGAAGCTCGCGAGTTCAAGCAATTGCTTTTGCAATTGCGTGCAGCAGGCTTTGCGCTGAATGCAGGCAAGCGGCAAGCGGCGGTGTTTGAGGCACCGCAAGAATTTGTTGTTGCGAACACCACCAGCGAAACCGTACCACCGTTCGCCGTGATGCAGTGTATCAGTTATCAAGACGGTGCGATCGAGATCCAGAAGCCAGCGGACAGGTACGGGCAGTCTGGACCGTACTTGATAAACAGCGGTCGAGAAATCAAAGCCAACGAAAGAGGCGTCGGACGCAACATCGGGCCGATCACAGTGCACACTGACGGCAGCGCCGATACTGAGCTACAGCGA